GCGGCAGGTTAGGCGGCCACTCTTTTAGTTTATCCCGGATCGCATTCGTGATCTGGGTTATTCGGTCATTTGTTTGGCGCATAAAGCGGAGGAAGCTTTTATTGGGCCGACTTTAGGCAAGATCTTTCATGCCTTGTGGGTTATCTTTTGAATACTTGCCCCAGTTCTTCCCGGCTTGGGCCTCGGACTTCATCGTGAAGTTCACTCCATCTCGGCCGGTGAGCGTGATTGCGAGGCATTGCTGCATATGTTTCGCCGTGTCAATGACAAGCCCATCTGGAACCAGCGCCAGAAAAGAGTCATGTTTATTGTTAATAGCCGGGAGTGTGTTTTTAGGCCGCTCAGCGTTGTAGCGGTTGACCGCGATGTGTGTGATACATCCCACGGTGGATTGAGGAACCCATGAGATGCCTTCCCGGATATAAGAGTCAGTAATAGTTCTCTCGAACCTGCGCGGATATCCAAACAGATTCCGGAGTTCACGCTTAGCGCGAATGTTAAATTCAATTTCATCTTGCCATTCAATGATTTCGGGGAATAGGGTTGCAAAGAAGCCGAGAAAAGTTTTACACTCAGCGAGAGATAAGGTAAGAGTACCATGACTCTGTTTGAGTGTTTGAAGCTGAAAGGTCCGCTCACGCATTCTGTAGGATGAAGCGTGGCAGACCATCTTGCCGATCTTGTATTCTTTATCGCTTGATTTAATAGCCTTATCTAAGGCTTTCCAATCTTTGTCTTGCTTAAGCTCAGTTGGGCTTAGGCTTTTCCAATAAGATGGAGATTTCCCGGCGAGAGGCCATATGTCCTGCATCTGCTCGCAGAAGATGTGCAGCGCGATGAAGGTATGGGGTTTGATCCCGACGTTGAATAGCTCCCTGTATTTACCGGGGCGCGTGAGATTGGCGACGATAAGAGCCTCGGCGCCGCTTTGGTCGCATTGTACGAAGGTGTGGTTAGGTGGCGCGATGTAAATATCAAGAGCTTCCTTGTCCGGGTTTTGCAGGTTCGCTCCGTAGGTTCCAAGGAATTGTCCGCTTGCTAGGCGGAAGCTTCCGGTGCCCGCTACTTTGAGCGAGGTGAGACAGTGGATGTGCGGAGTGGGCATAATTAAAGATCATCACGCCATCCGACGAACGACGCATTGAACGGGCGCCCATCGTCGGTAAGATTGAGATATTTGATCGTTGCCTTGCGGCGGAAGTCGTAGTTAGGTTGAATGTATTCTTCCCTTTCTTCATCCGTAAAGCCCGTCCCGACTTCGAAGCGCACGCCTTTCTGCGTGACGAAGACAAGGGCGCCAAGTTTGCCAGCGCATTTACCCTCTTGAGAAATTACTCTGTCGATACAAGAGAACTCCGCGTCGAGAAAAGCCTTGCGCTTCTGAAGGTTCATCGTCGAGCGTTCCTTCTGGCCTTGCGGCAGATAGGAGCCGAAGACACTCTTGAGCATTTGGCCTTCGAATTGTTGCATGATGTATTCTTCGTAGCACGTGTCGAGTTCGATGCGTGTCTTGCAGATTACCCACGGAATTATTTCTACGCCCACGCCCGTAGATTCCTTGATGATCTTCTCAAGCAAGAGCATTCGTGTGAGTGCGTTGTACTTAGGCTCTACGATATCGAACGCATAAAAACTAATATGCTTTGCGTCTTCGCCGGGCAGAATGCGATTAACGCCCACAGCGGCGTTGATCTTCTGGAGGCTCATGCCGTGGCAGTATAGCTCGCCGTCGATAATGTAGTCGTTAAGCGGCGGAGGGAATATACTTTGCAGAACGGCATCATTCCATCTCTTTCCGTCGCGCGAGAAGAATCCGCGGCCGGGAATGTACATGCATCGAAGACCATTGAGCTTGGGCATCGAGATGACGTGGCCGAACTTCGAGGCGTCATACACCGCAGCGCGCATGAAGGATGCGGCAATTTGTGGGTCTTTTTCTTTTGTATCTTTGTTCATACTTCGTTATCTTCTTGTTGTGAAAATACTGCGCGGATATTATCGACCGCTCGATGTTCGCGAGCTGCGTCGTACAGATCTGAAGTGAGTTCAGCATTACGATTGACAGCGCGAACAAGTTCTATCAGAGCATCAATCTGTTCTTGTGTTAATACAGCTTTCATAATTTTAATATTCCCAAATCCATTGTTGAAATCCTAACATACCTTTCAGCTTAACCATACGACGCATCTCGAAGATGACGTCGATGGCAACATTCTTTGGATGCTTGAGTTTGATTTTATAGAGAGCATCTCCAGCAACCGACGGGGCGCCTTTGTCTGTTGTCTTCTCGGGCTTATAGCGCATCTGCGTGTGCAAATAATTCACTACTTGATCCGGGCTGCCGGGGTTGAGGTCGAAGCCCACTAGGATTTTGAGTACTCTACTCAACTGCTTGTATCTTTCTTCACATCGTCGGACGATAGCGCCTCTTTTAACAGGGTCGAAGTGCATTCCGTGCATTGACATGAAGGCATAGTCTGCGAGGGATTTACTAGCTTGATCGACTGAATCTTGAAGTCCGCTGTCGTGGCGGATGACTTCAAGCTGACCATAGTAAATCTCTCGGAGCACAATAACGTCTTTAATGTTGTAAGCGCGGAGCTGCTCAAATTGTGCTCGATTGCGAGGATCAAAGTTCCCTGCTTCATCTTTGTGGAACGGTCGGTTGCTGTAAATCGTTGCTTGATGGGCGAGAGACTTCTCAGCCTCTGGATAGATTCGATGGCCCGCGACCATCGTGTCATAGATATCAGAGCCGAATGGGATTTTGTAGAAAGCTGCGAGGAAGCAGAGATCGAAGAGGGCGTTGTGTATGACGACCCTTCTTTTTTTCATTTCTCTAACGAGGCGAGCAAAGAAAACCACACCCACGTTAAGATTGCCACCCCAATCATACACAGGAACAGAATACACAGGACTCTCGCCACACGCGATCGCCAAGCAGGTGAGGGTGTTGGTCTTGGGGTGGGTCTCGATGTCGAAGAAGATTGGTCCGTCGTGGTTGAAGACTCTTGTTGCCTCATCGGCTCTTTGAGAGAGGACGGTTTGGGGTTCAGGTTGAACTTTTTCGGGGTCATATGTTAGTAGTTTCTTGATGTCTTGTGCGAACCAAAAGCTGTAGTTACTGCGCTTTGTGGGGCTTGTGCTCTTGCCGTCGTCTTTGTCGAGGATGTCTTCATTGTCATTGTCTCCATCCAAGGAGTCTTCGACTGCCCAAGCGTCCACACAATCTTGGGGCCAATAGGTTACGATGTATTGAGTTTTATTTGAGGAAGTATAAACGACACCGCGAAAAGCATCTAGGGTTTTTCCTTTAGCTGCTGGTAGATAATCCAGGCTTTTAGATCCCGCAAATATGATCTTCTTGATTCCACTTGGTTTGTTTGCGCCACGGAAGAAGTCGTCGGCGAAGGTGACGAACACAGCGCTTGGATCATCCAGATCAATGTTATGACGAGACAACACGTCACGCACAAAATCGCCAGCCGGTCCAAGAAGTATTCCGTTATTTTCTTTATCAAAGCGCGAAGGTCCATGCAGAACGAGGGCTATCATTTGAGGGTTAGAGAAAGAGAAAAGAAAAGGCAGACTATTTCCGGTCTGCCAGCGGTGCGATGGGGATATGTCTGAGGGAAAGAAACCTCTTAGAAAGTCTCGCAATCTTCCTAAGAGGCGCGTGTCTCTTTGATAGGAACCACTCTATCGCGGAGACTTAGAAGTTGTCGGCGAGCGGGGCCGCGGCGCCCTTGACTTGAGAGAAGTCAAACTGGGTGTTGTAGCGCTTGACGATAGCCTCGCCGTTCTCGTCGCGCTTGGCGAACTTGAGATCGCGGGAGTTCGACGGGTCGTCGGTGACATACTCAGGCTGCGACTGGACGAGCATGTTGAAAGCCTGTCCGCTGAGGGTCGAGAGAGCCTCGGCCACGTCCACGTCGGAGTAGTCTTCAGGCAGACGATCATACAGACCGATGGTCTGGAGAGACGAAGCCAGCAGTTCAAGCGCGGAGTCAACTCCGTTCTTGTTCTCCAGCATGATGTACATGTTGCCTTTCGAGCCGAGCGTCTTGTAGGTCACGCCGGCGGCCACGGCAGTCTCGGGCGCAATGATCTCGCACTCACAGACAACCATCTTGAAACCCTTGCTGCTCTGTCGGGTCTCGGTCTTGTGGACGAGAACCTTATAGACGTTCGCGGGGATGAATCCGATCTTGACTTCAGTACCTTTTTTCATTTTTGTTTTGTTTTTGTTTTTGTTTTACTAGCACCGACAAATGGGAGGGAGCTTTCTGTGGGCCATTTTTTAAGGCTTCGAGAGTTCAGCAGCAATCTTATTCAAAGCCTTCACAACACAATTCTCCATGGGATTAGGCAAGCCCCAGAAGATCGGAGTCTTCGCGGTTGTGACGCCATCGGTCTGCGTGGCGAAGAAGTATTGGATGTTGTCGGATCCTTTCTCTTTCTTTGCATAAACAGACCACACAGCGAGACACTCAGACTCGATGCCTTTGTTTGCCCACTCTTTACCTTGGACATACAAGCGGCGCCGAGTGGTCATGCTGCCGTCGAGACCTTGAATCGGGACGATCTCTTCAAGGCCGGTGATGATGACGGTCTTGTTCAGAGCTTTGAGGTTAGTACAGAGATTTTGAATCTCGTCGTTATAGTTCTTCCAGATGTCGAAGCCTTTGTAGATTTGTTCACACTTGCCTTGAAGCTGATCAATCGCCGCAGTGATTGAGTCGATGACGACCAGATCCTTTGAAGGATCTTTCTTGACTTTGCTCAGTTCAAGCGTGAGCTTATCATAGCTATCGACTGGGACAACGAGCTTCTCGTCGCGCACACGAAACGGCATACCCTTTCGCTCGGCGTCGAAGATAACGGTGCGCGCGGGATCGACGTTGCGGAAGGACGTAGACTTGCCTGAGCCACTCGGGCCAACGAGTGCGATGAGGGTCTTTGGCCATTTTGGAGGAGTAGTTACTTGAGGGATTGTTTCCATATGTTTTTATTTTTACCAAGTCAAAGGCTCATACTTAGTTATCGAGCACTCCGACAAAAAGAGTTCAAGCTGCACTGAGTTCTGCGCGAAGCAGATGCGCTTGAAGGGACAGCTCGGGCAGGCGTTGCATGCTTTGCCGCTAGGCGGAGGAAGCTTATCGTGGGCCATTGCTTCGTGGATAAAGCGATCAAAGGTCGTGACACGCTCTTGAATCTCTTTACCGAACTCATCAAGCTGCTCGTCCGTGAAGCTCCAGTCTGGACCGATGCGCCAAGCGGGGCTTGGGAGAGAGATCTGGACGATCAGTGTACGAATCACCATGCGACGATACCACGCAGCGTTGGCGTAGTTGATGTCGTCTTTGAAGATTTCATAGGCGAAACGCTGTAGGATATAGTAATAGAAAGAGAACTGCGTGTCGCCTTCATAGGCCGCGACGGCGTCTTTGAATGCGTACTTGCGTGTGGTCTTGTAGTCGGTGATCTGCACGATCCCGGCGGGTGTGGCGGAGAGAACGTCAACGGTGCCCACGTAAGCAAAGCCCGGGCGATAGACGATGGGAATGTTGAAGTGAAACTCAGCCCCGCGATTGTCTCCGAACTTTAGGGGAATTGGAAGAGAACTCAAAGGCGCTGCGGTAAGAGCCTTGCGAATCTGGTCTTGATCCTTGTTGGGAAGATTCTTTTCCTTCGCTTCCTTGAACGCTTCGAGACAGGCTTCTTGCCACTTCTCTCCGCTTCGGTCGAATGCTACGTTCTCGGCGAACTTGTGAATGATCTTGCCTACGGTCAAGGCTGTGATATCCTCGGCTGGCTTGAGGCCAAGGAACACCGTAAAGAACCAGCGTCTCGGACAGGCTGAGATCTTTAGGCCGCTTGCGTTGATGGGGATCACGGCGGGAATGCCTTCGTGAGGGAGGTCTTTGTATGTTATTTTCATTTGTTATTTAGGGAAAAGAAAGAGAAAGAAAAGAGCTACCCAGCAGAACATGGATACAATTTATCGCTGTCGTAACCAGTGCTAACCAACTCATAGTGTTGCTTGCATTGCTCACAACGATAATATTTAACACTGTATCCACCCATTGTTTCAGTATCACGTCCATTAGAACTGTCGCAGTCCATACCTACTTCACAGTCAGGACACTTCGGACATCCGTCCCAATCGTAATCAGCATTCATAGTGGAAAGAGCTACCCAGCACGCCGTCCTCAGGGGAAACCGTTAAAACCCTGCGCAGTAGACAACCTGCGAACGTGCTGAGTAGCTCAAAGATGTTACTTGTATTTGAAGGTAAAGCCCCGACACTTTTGCTTGCGGTAGATCTGATGCGACACCGCAGCTTTATTGGCGCCGAGTGCGAGGGATGCTTTAGTTGCGGAGGGATATTCTTTGCCAGTCTCAAGACAGATCACAGGGCGCGAGGCGTTTTTGCTTGGACACTTTTTCACTTCTTGAGTTTGAAGTTTTGAGTTTGATTGATGATCGCTTGAACGTCTATGCCTTTTAGCAGAGGGTCGTTGAGCAGGGACGCAAGATCGGTGCCTGTTGGTCGGGTGTGTGGGAAGTGCTTGAGGAGAAACTTCTCAAGCTCTTTGTCTGTCATCTCCTCGACGGGCTTAGGTAGGCCGAGGAGAAGATCAAGCTCATTAAGAGCGGAGTTATCAGAGGAGCTCATAGAGTAATACAACAGAGCTTCTTCTGCACGACGCCCGAATCTTTCAGTGCGGCCAGAGCTTTCTCGGGCGTGTCATAGAGCAGCGTCGTGCTCCAGATTCCATCCTCGCTCCAGCGATAGGCGTAGAAGTAATGCTCCTTCGTGGGCGTGTTGATGACGGTGGCGTTGGTGATGTTTTGTTCTTTCATGTTATTGGTGGTTTCTAAAGTCTTCATAGAGGTTATTAAATCTTTCCGATCTTTGTCGGATAGTTTTGGATAACTTAGCAAGGTCGTAATCTCGCCGGGCGAAAGCTTCAAGCCCGAGATTCCAGGCGGCGTAAACATCCCTTGGGTCAGGATTTCTTTTCCGTTGAGCCAGACAGAGCTTGAGCTCCAGCCAACACAGGTGGGCTTTGGCGCAGCGTCGCGCTTCGGCAGGAATATGTCTCTGATCTTTTTCATCAGGGAAATGCTGGCGCCAGACTGATCGCTTGAGTTGGTATCGGGAGAGTTCACCGTGTCGTCCTTTCGCTTTATCGTTGTCGTTGCTTTCAATTTGACTGAGTGCCCTGAGCTTCGCATCGAAGTCTTGATTGAGTGCGATCAGAGTTGTCTCTGTCGCGAGAATTGATAGACCTATCATGAGGATTTTCATAGAGGCCAGAAGTATGGCAGGTTGTCTGGAATATTGGGGAACTTGCTGGAGTAATAGTCTGGTTTCTTTCTTATAAGATTACTCTGATGTGTCTTGTGGAGATAAGAGCCGAGCCAGTGTGGTTGTATGATATAGGGATAAGTGAGAAGCTCTCGTTCGAAATGAGGCAAGAGATTGTCAACGTAGCCTCGCCGCCGGGCTTCTTGGCAGACCTTGATGCTGTAGAGACAAAGCCACGCTGGATAGTCTTTGACCATCTTCACGGCGGGATGACTGCGCCACCCGGCGGACTTGCCTTGGATGGTGTTGAGGATTTGCAGAGACTCGACGCGCTGCTTCATCAGGCGCTGGGTGTCGAGCACGCGGGCGCTTTGTTCGATGTCGGGATATGGGAGGAAGATTTGCATTTTGTGGTAGGGTTATGCATCACTCCAGACCTTTCAACATCTCCTCACTCATCTTCATTACGATGAGTTCAGTGGGCGTTGTCTCGACGATGATTGTGTTGTCTTGCATGGCGAGCTGCCGTGCAAACTTCTCCGCGCTTGAGGTGTAATTTTGCCAGCTTGCTTGGCTTCCGATCTCGCCGCTGTTGACGAATGAAACGATCTCTTCGCGGAAGACTTCTTCGTTGAAGGTTGTGGGATCTTCGTCCGTGCCACCGAGCAGCGGCGTCATGGCGTCGAGGATATTATCCACAGGCTCGACGAGTTCGATGATGAGGTTGACTTTGCGCACAGAGATCTGCACCTTTTCTTTGAGCTCGTCGACGATAGGGATATCATCAGGGTCGATGGTGCCTTGAAGCACAGCGGTGCCTTTGTCTGTGAGGAATGCTTTGCCTTGAGAGAGGCGAGCGCGGATGGTTTGGGGCTGTTGCCTGAGGGTGAGAGAGTTGATGGTTGCTTTCTTAGAAGGAATCTTAGAGAGCTTCACGACAAGCTGAGCAAACTGCACAGCATGCTTGATGTCGTAATAAGGCCAGCCTTGTTTGCGTTCGGTTTTGTTGAGAAGACTTTCCGCTTGCTTGAGTAGAGCGGTTGGGTCTAGTTGGGGTTGTGGATTTGTTGGGTTGAATATATTCATTTTGTTTATTTACTTTCTTTTAAGTTTTCTTAGCCAGTCGAGCAGCGGGCCGATCTCTTGGATCAGCACGACCA